GCCGTTCTTTTGCTTAACTGTCTTGTATGTTGTCTTGCTAAATTTTGCTAATTTTTTGCCTATGTACTTGCGTCCAGTGAGATTATTTGTGATCAAGTAAACAAATCCAACACACTCTTCGGGCAACGTCTCAATTGGGGTATCTTGATATAGCCATGTCATGTGTTGTATGCGATTTATCCTTGCTCTATAGTTATGCCTTACAGTTGATTTTTAAAAATTTATGCCAGTTCTATGTCTGTGTTGTAGCTGGTAAAGCCGTTTTCTTTGACAACTTTTAGAATGTTTTCCACACGTCCTGCAAGTTCATCACGGTGGCTCACAAGCCAAATTGATTTATGTCGTTCTCTGCTCATTTTCTTTAACAATGCCAAGGCATTTTCTACACCTTGTGTGTCTAGCCCGTTGTCGATAAGCTCGTCAATAAACAACAAGTTGATTGGCGAATATAAACTTTCCCAAACATCACGGAATGCCCATGACATAGATAGGATCAATCGATTGCGTTCACCACGTGACAAGTTATCAAAGTCAAGTTCACGACCTAGTTCTTCAATCATCACACTCAAATCGTTCTGGAACTTCACAGTGTGTGGCAAACCAATACGATCTAGGTAGTGGGTGAGTCGAGAGTTCAAATAACTCAAGTTCTGATCAATAATCTTTTTACGCACAAACGAATCTTTACTTGTCAACAGTTTAAGCAAGAAGTCTTGATGCTCTTGCAGTCTTGTGAGATCATTGAGTGTATCATAACTCACAGTCTGCAATGCCTGTTGTTGCATTTCGACAATTTGCTCTGTGTAAGGATCCTTCTCTTCGCCCTTGGTAGCAATCTGTGTCAGCAGGGTGTTCATACGACTGCGATGGTCAACTGCTTGTGCTTCTGTATCGTAGTATGTGACAGGCTGTGTGCCAACTTCTACAGGCGTGTGTTCTGCTAGTTGCTCATCATAAGGATCTGTTTCTGCACGTTTGGCATCAATCTTGTGCTGAATGTTTTCTAGTTCACTTGAGTGACGAATGGCTTCTGTTTCTGTCTTGTAGTGAGTAGTGGGTTTTGCACCCAGCACACCTAATGCAGTCAATGCATCTGTATTTTCCATCCACTGACCATTGGTACTCAATGCCTGCAGTGCGGCTTCTTGTAGGGCTTTCTCTTTTGTTGCCAATACTGTTTCGTGATTATCGTCATGAAAGTCTTGACCACATGCATAACACTTGTGATTCTTTAGTTCTTCAATTTCAACTCGTAGTTTATCAATCGTTTTCTGTTCTCGAGCTTCGTCAGCAACACATCTAGCAATCAGTTTCTCAAGGTCAGCAATGTCTTTGGCTCGTTGTGTATAAGCGGCCAAGTCCACATGTGCCTGTAGTTCTGCTGTGATATCAATATGGCTGAGATTGGTATAAGTTAGTTCCAACTCGCTGATGTCTTTGTTTTGTTTTTGTTTCCAAGCAGTTTGTCGACCCACAAGTGCTGTATACGCATCTTGTTGTTGTTTCCTTGTGGTCCACACAGCTAGATCTTTGTGAGCCAACAGTTCTACTTCGATGTCAATCTTGGCTAGATCATCATATTGTGCCACAAGGTACGCTACATCACTGTCGTACTTCTTTTGCCAAAGCACTTGCCTGCGTTTCAAACTTTCAATCTGTTCTTCAATACGTTTGTTGGCTTCTTGTTCTGCACGGATACGAAATTCTTCTTGTGAGATGCTGTCTTTGGTCTGCCGGTTGAGTTCCTTGATAGCATCTGCACGTTCTGAAAGCAAGGTGATGCCCAACAACTGCTCAATGATGTTGCGTTGATCATTGGCTTTTAAACTCAAGAAAGGTTCAGTATACGTGTTCAGTGCCAGCACATGTTTGAACATGTCGTGACTCATGTTCATTACACGTTCAATAGCATCCTGGGTTTCGCGACTGTCGCCTTGTGCTTCGTCTGTAGACACTTGTGCTTGATTGTTGACATAAAATCGTAGCACGTTGGGTTTACGTCCGCGTTCAATTTTGTATTCAGTACCGTTTACAACAAAGTCCAAACTCACAAGCATGTTCTTGCCGTTGGTCTTGTTTACTAGATTGTCTTTGCGGATATTACTCAAGGCCTGGCCGTACAGGGCATAACTTAACGCATTGATGATTGTGGTCTTGCCTGTGCCGTTTCTAGAACCGTCACCACCTAGATCCAAGTTCTCACCTAGTACCAAGGTAAGATCCTTACGGTCAAAATCAATGCCTTGCGTGGCATTGCCCACACTCATGAAGTTTTTTACAGTGAGATTTTTAATGTGAATCATTGGTTAGTATGTAGTCTGCAATATATTGATGCCCGTCTTCCAACAAATGACCAGTTGGACCAACAGGATAGGTAGTACATGCCTGAGTAAGCCACCAATCGTTCCACCCAATATAGTGATTGATGTTTATTTGGGACAATAGAGTTTGTATCTCTGCATGTTCTTGCTCTAACTGACTGTCATTCATCAAATCAAAGCACAACAATGATTTTACACTAGAATTAAACACAGGCCAACCGACATTCCACCGATTGAGGTAATTGTCAGTTGAATTAACCATAACATAAGGTTTGTTAATACTTTCTAGATATCGTTGCAACAGGATAATGTTCTGTAGCCAAAGTTTAAAACTGTATAGTTCGTTGTGCCATACTCGATAATGCCACAACCCGTACTCACTGAACTCAGGATCTGCACCATACATGGTGTTCTTCAACTGTGGATTAAAGTTTACTTCATGATTATTGTCTGAACGATACCGAGTAAATCTTGATGTATACGTCCATGCTATATAAACTTTGTCAAAGTTCTGTGCATTTTTTATTGTACGATATACAATTCGATCGTTTGTGCCACCGCTTACTGCGTCATTGACAAAATTACAACCTATCTGCTTCGCAATCAAACCAGGCCACGCTTTATTAAAATCGGTTAGATCGTCACCGTACGTGTGGCTACATCCGTTGAAATATAACTTCATAAATTTTGATAAATTTTCAACAGCAGTTTGTTATCGTAAAATTCTGATTCAATGTTGGTGATCTGGTCTGTAACAATCTGATCAACTGACTCAAACTTTACTTCGCCAGGTGCCATGTCTGTGTCAACTCCTGCTGCCTTGTTGGGAATCAATGCCATTTCTCGCAGTTGATAATCTCGAATAAATGTTTCTTTGATGAAGTTGGCTTCTTCGTATGAAATCTCAATGTCTAATTGTACACGCACATGCATGCCAGGAGCAAGTAATGTGGAAGCATTGTCAATTACAGAACTCAGGCCTAGCACACGATATCTAGGCTGATCAGGCCAAGCATGGTGTACTGCTTCTTTGCCCCACTCTAGTATAGTTAATCCACGCTCGTCATCGCCTGCATCGGCATAGTTGTGCGGAAAACAGTTGCCAATATAGGTAATGTTCTTTTTGGTTTGACGTTTGTGAAAGTGTCCTGTGAACACATGATCAAAGTTGTTGAAATCTTCTCTGCGAATCTCGCCATGATCCGGCATCTCTACCATGGCATTCATCATATAACCAGGCAATTCAAAGTGCCCAAACATGTACCTGCCTTTTAGTTTGGGAATACGCTTGTGGTCATCACCACACAGCCAAGGAGCAATAACCACGTCGCCGCTACTGAACCAATCGTTACAGATTTCGACATTGGGTAGATGTCTTGCCCATTCCACACTTTGTATGTCACGCTTGTCCCTGTAGTACAAGTCGTGATTGCCAGGAATAAAGTAAACACGCTCAAAGTTAGCATTCATATGCTCCAGAGCTTGTAGACTGTAGTTGAGTGTGACAATGTTTAGACTTGATCGATTGTTGTGCCAATCGCCGAGAAACAAGCAGGTTTCGCAACCTTCTGCCCGGGCTTTGGCGGTCGCCCATTTGACAAAGTTCAAACAGTCCTCATTGTGTAAGGTGCTGTTTGACTTTAAGCCAAAATGGATATCAGTGAAGAGCGCTGCTTTTTTAAATAGATTCATACAGTGTATAGTAGTTCTCGTAATTGTATACTATTCGTGGGGAACATGTCAAGCCCATCACAGCGTATTTCGAAACCGCGGTTTCTCAATTCCCACTGCATCCAACTCTCGCTAGTTAGCGTAAGCTCTTCCCATTCAAATGGTTGGTTATTAACCACGGCATCAATTATTTGATTGCAAATTTGATCTTGTCCAATGTATTTTTGTAATTTTAGATTTTGTTGATGAAACGGTAACAGTTCTACTACATCTCTTTTGAACTGCAAGTTGCAATGTTTTCTTATGCGATAGATGGTATTTTCAAAATCGTGTAGTAGTTGATCAACAGTTACTATGCAGCATTTTGGATGATTCCATGTATCTAAGTGATTCCATTCAATTTGCGAAAACCACGCTGGCATCAGGTAAAAACTCAAGAATTCTCGTTTGATCCAATTTGGTATATTAGAAATTGTAGTAGCTTTACTTACTGGCCAATTGTTGTAAATTTTGTCAACATCTATCACTGAACTAAAACTATGTTCCCACCAGTCTTCCCAAATTTTATAGGTAAAATTATTTAACGATAACAGAAGTAATTCTTTGTTTGGATAAAGATACACAACTGACTCGGTGGTACTGCAAAGATAATTCATATTAGCACTGAGAGACTCGTCTTGGAGAGTTTTTGGATGCAGTCTTACAAACTGAGAAGTGCGGTTAGCTAACTTGAACGATTTCCATCCGGCTATGTCTGCTAGGTGATTCCCTTTAAAATTATGGCTGTTCCCAATACTAGAAAAAGGTGGAACAATATTATCAGTAGAACTTAGAGTAGTTAAACACCACTCTAAGTATGTTCCATATGCACCACCATTGAATGCAATAGCAGTAGTCATTCATCCAAACTACTTACAACCGGTCCGGACATGGCTGCCATACCAGCCTTGCCAGAATTCTGTCTGGTCCATGAAGGATTCAATCCGTTCATCTCCAAAATGTCATCGCGAATGTTTTGATTTTTCTTTTCGATGTTTAGGATTCGAGTAAAGCTATTGGTGATAGCTGCCGTGTAATAGGCAAAGGGGTTTTGTGATTTTGATTCATCAAACTGTAGACCAATTTGACTGAGTTGTAGCAAGGCCTGGCCTCGCATTTCTTCGTTGTAGGTATAACCACGCCAGTTTGACCGTGTGGCATAACGTTCACACAGTTTCATAAACATCATGGCCAACTTCTTGGTCATGTTGCCGTGTTCACGAGAGAACTCACCTGTTTCTAAATCACCTTTCCAATGGCTACGGCCAACAAGATACGGATTTTTGTCTTCGTCTAATCTGTAGTGTTCGAACGGAGGAAAGTTCAATCGCACATAGTTCATGTCTAACACAGGCACATCAACTAAATCTGCCAAGGGATCATCTTCTGTGACATCGTCAAGATCCAGAATTTCTTCCAACTTGCGTTTTTTAGCTTCGGCCTTGGTGATCTTTTTGGGTGCTTTGGGAATGTGATCCCAACAAGTGATACGAAACACTAGATCAGTGTTGGGAATTTTCTTTTGATCAACAACCACGCCTGTTTCACGCTTGATACGATCTGCACGATTCTTACGTGCATCTACCACAGTGCGTTGGTTGATTTTGTCAATGCTGGGAAGAATCAAATCAAACTGGTGATCTAGATCTCTGTCTCGGTACCAGCAGTAAGTGTTTTTGCTGTGATGAATTTCTTTTAAAATATCACGATTGTTAAGGTAGTTGACCTTGGCGGCCGGTTTTGGTAATAAAGACATGTATGTCTGTTCTCCTGGGTGTGTACTTATTGTAGCATATCTACAACAGTTGTCAACCAGAATTTGGTAAATATGGTAAACAGGAGCCACCGTGGACTACTCAGCTTACATCGCACAACAACAATATTACCAACAGCAAGCACAACAGCAGGCGTATTATCAATACCAGCAACAGCTTGCTCAACAGCAGGCTTACCAACAATATCAAGCTCAACAACAACAAATACAACAACAACAGGCTTACGCACAGTATCTTGCGCAACAGCA